GTGCAATTTCATTATCAAGAAAACTAAACAGGGTGAGTACGATACTTACGCTGTTGGTTCTAAATTTGCTCGTAAATCTTCTTCACTAGATGAAGATGAAGTTGCAGCATTAGAAGAACATTTAGTTGAATTGTCAACTTTACTACCAGCACATCCAACGTATGAAAAAGTTGAAGCAATGTTGGAAGCTGATTTAACTGGTAACAGTTATGATGATGGTAGTAGTGATGGTGGTGAAGATGAACCAGATGCCAAAGCTCCAGCAAAAAAGACTGTTGATAAAAAACCTGCAGCTTCCACCAAGGAAGATGATGAGCCAGCACCAAAAAAAGTTACGATAAAAAAGAAAAAGGTGGTTGAAGAAACTGCTGAAGAATCAAAACCTGAAGATGACGCACCTGCTGAAACAACCGAAGCTACTGCTAACGATGATGGTGATGAAGAATTCAGTGATGATGCTGCAGCTATGTTAGCAAAAATTCGTAATAGACGTAAACAAACGGCTTAATGGATTTTTTTAAAACCGTAACAAAAGACCTTGAGAAATCTGGTATCCAGGTTGGTTCATCTGAGCCACCACGATACTGGTTTTCTACAGGCAATTATGTTTTAAATCGCATAATTTCGGGAGACTTTTCAAAAGGTATTCCACAAGGTAGAATTACTGCTTTTACTGGTCCATCAGGATCTGGTAAAAGCTTCCTTGTAGGCAATGCAGTTAGAGAAGCTCAAAAAGATGGTGCTTTCGTTTGTGTATTAGATTCTGAAAATGCATTGGATGACGATTTCATGAAAGGAATTGGTGTTGATGTTGAGAATGATTACTATTACGTTTCAGTAGATACAATACCACAAACAAAACAAGTAGTATCACAAGTAATTAAAGGTTTCAAAAAAGAACATGGTGTAGGATCTGATGCTCCTAAACTGTTGATTGTTATTGATAGTTTGGATATGTTAATGACCGAAACTGAAGAAGACAACTTTGATAAAGGTGTAACTAAAGGCGATCAGGGTCAACGTAATAAGCAGTTAAAAGCTATGTTGCGTGAATTTGTTCAAGCCATTAAACGTCCTAATATCAATATGATTGTTACTGCTCAAGTATACAAAAATCAAGATGTTAGAAATGGTGAAGGTGTTTGGATTGTTTCTGATGCTATTAAATTTTCTTTGTCACAAGTAGTATTACTGACTAAACTAAAAATGCGTGATAAAACAACTCGTATTGTTCATGGTATTTTTATGAAAGTTGAAGGCTACAAAACTAGATTTTCTAAACCATTTCAAACAGCTACAATTGATGTTCCGTATGAAACGGGTATGGATCCATATTCTGGATTTTTGGAAGTTGCTGTTGAATTAGGACTTGTTAATAAAAAGGGTGGTTGGCACAATGTTGTTGGTTCTGATGAAAAATGGTATGCAAAAGATTTTGGACAATATGCTGAACCATTATTAAAAGAAGCAGAAGCAATGTCTAGTATATTTTTAGATGCTGGTAACGATAACGATGACGATACGGAAAAACAGGAAACGTCTAAATCAAAACGAGCTACAAAAGCTATTGGTGGATAATTAGTGGTATCCCTATTGTGGGTTGGTGATAAATAACATCAACCCACAATAGGATAATATATGACAAACGTAGCTGAAGAAACATTACACAAAATCAGATCTAACCCAAATCACACTCCTTTAACATTCGATCCAACATCCATCAATATCCATCACACACATAACCATCCTCATGGCTTTTCCATGGAATATACAAATTTGCTAGAACAATTAATAGCACCTTTGGTATTCCCAAATGATGATATAGTATACAGCACTGGATACGCACCCGAATATGACTTTACCATAAATGATATCAAATATGAAATCAAAACAACTACAGATCCAAATCAACAAATTTTTATTGAACTGGGTAGACAGGATGGAAAGGATACAGGATTGACCATAACAGAAGCTGATTTTTATGTAATACTGCACAAAACAGTTAATAATAATAACCATATAATAAAAATCCATGTTATCGCAACGGACACTTTGAAAAAATGTAGTGCTGTAGCAAAATCAATAACCAAATACAAAGATAACCCAGCACACGGATTTAATATCCCGTTGTGTAAGACTAGCATACCAGCACATTGTTGGGTGGGGGACTTTCACACGCCAGATACTGAAGAATGGGATCTATCAAATTGTTGGCGGATAAACACCACGTTTATGACTGAATTGCAACAGATGGTAAACATATTAGAACGAGGCGACATTCCACTAAAATCAACATTTAAAAATGTTGTAACGGTTAAAGAGATGTAGTATAATATGCATTCATAATTATAACAATAATGGAATGCTATGGATACACAAGAGTTTCTAACAGACAAATACACTATATTCAAGGGGTACGCAGGTTCTCATTCATACGGAACATCATTGCCCACTTCCGACATAGACTTCAGAGGATTGTTTTGTGCTGATCCTATTAACATAAGAACTCCATTTTATCCGGTTCGTGAAATAGAAGATGGTGCGGAAGAAGATACTAAGTACTATGAATTATCACATTTCATGAAATTGTGCCTAGATTGCAACCCCAACATAATCGAAATGTTGTGGATTGATAGAGGTGATATTGTAAAATCTTCGAGTGGATACGAAATCCTCAGAAATTACAGAGCTGAATTGTTATCATCAAAAATAGCATTCACTACTAGTGGATATGCTATGGCCCAATTAAAACGAATCAGGGGACACAACAAGTGGATCAACAATCCCCAACCGATAGAACCACCACAGCAAATTGATTACCTTACGTTAATTCAAGATTATAGTGATACTAAGATGATGCCTAGGGATTTCAAACCTAGGCAAATAAGAGATGATGTGCGATTGATTCCATACGGTCATGGGTTGTATGGGTTGTATATGTTTACTAGACATAAACACCTGAATACAAAAAATTCACAATTGTATGATAATTTCGGAAAATTGAATACTACGTTCGATGGTGAGCGTCATTTATTACCCAAACCAGGAGCAATTGTTAAATTTAACAAAGATGAATATAACAATGATAAGGATAAACACACAAATTACTGGACTTGGAAAAACAACAGAAACGAAGCTCGTGCTGAATTAGAATATGATCATGGATATGATACTAAGCACGCTATGCATTTGGTACGATTGATGCGGATGGGTAAAGAAGCGTTAACTGAAGGAAAAATAACAGTAAAACGACCAGATGCTGAGGAATTGTTGTATATCAGAAGTGGGGGGTGGACATACGAGGAATTGTTAGAATATGCAGACGACATGGACAATGAAATCCGAAATGTCTTTTATAAAACTACGAGTTTACCTAAGAAGCCAAATATTGCATTGGCGGCTCAAGTATTGATGGAAGTTCAAGATAGTATATGGAGTGAAAGGAAGTATATAAATACTTCATTATCAGACGAAAGGAAATAGATATGGATATTGTAGGTATGTTTAAACACAGGGATGAAATGTTCTATCAAGAAACCATGAATATATTAACAGAAATGTCACCTATATTAACAGGTGCAGCAAGATTTATTGATGATACTTATGGTACAGATCCCAATCGCAAATTGGTGTGGGAAGGGATTAATTTAATAGAAGGTATGATTACACTAGTCGGTGTTGTTAGTTATGCACCAGGTTCAACGTTAATGTTTGACGATGAATTGATGAATGTGACGGATGACAACTCAGATTACTTTCAACAATTAATCCGACTTGGTATCCCTATGCCAGTAGCAATGAAAGCATCTGCAGATGAAGTGTATGATCACCTGTTAGCATTGCAGGAAAATGATGTTCAACAACATAAAATTAACGATGTAGCACCAATTGCAGATTTTAATTTGGACTTATTAACAGACGAGCAAAAACGATCATTGACAACATTTTCACAACAAACGAATAACATTGAACTTAATTAAGACAATTAAAAAGGATTTTTCATTATTGCCAGATTTAATCGAGCGGTATGAAAAAGAATACAAGGATGCTATTGATATAATTAAAATTGAGGAAGGTCAACTCAACGAAGCAAACAGAAAACATTCTGGTCATCAGTTATATTATGATCAAAAGAAAGCTGAATTGCATAGCCTTGTTAAGTTTATGGACATGAAAGTCAATACAATAAAAAGTTCATTGTACGTTTCATACACCCAAACACATGATCGTGATCTAACTGAAACAGGTAAAAAGACATATATTGAAGGTGAAAGTGCATATCTTGACATGTACCAATTATCGCTAGAAGTTAAAGAATTGCACGAAAAGTATCAAGCTCTCAGTAGTGCATTTCAATCACGTGGCTATGCTATTAACAATTTAACAAAAATGGCAATAGCTACCATCGAAGATATTTCATACTAATGCTCCATTGCAAACTTACCATATTAGATAATGCTAATTGCGTTTTTACTGGATTGACACCAGATCATACCAGATACTTACACGAAGAATTTTCTGAATTTGCTCCTGGTTATAGATTTAATCCAAAGTTTAAACTAGGAGCATGGGATGGTAAACTTAGATACTTTCGCAAAACTGGTGCCACATTTGTTAATTTATTACCCGATATACTACCCAAAGTTATAGGGTTAAAATACAATATAACAATTGATGATAAACGTCCTCCAGCTATTAACGTTGATGTTCCTCCTATAGATAAGGATTTCTTTAAACACATCGTGGATCCAGATACTGGAGAGCCATGGGAATTTAGAGATTATCAAGTTGAGTTGGTCAATGCGTTATTGGAAGTTGGTGGTGGTATTGGTATTGCAGGCACTGGTGCTGGAAAAGCACTATCACTATCAGCTAAAGTGTTAACACCTTCTGGGTGGGTATTGAACGGTGAGTTGTCTCCCAATGATAAAATTATAACACCAACAGGAAACGAAGCATCCATATTGGATGTATTTCCACAACCGGAAAAAGAACTATACCGAATGACATTTCACGATGGGGCTTCAGTTGATTGTTGTGGTGAACACTTATGGCAAGTGTTTTTCCCTAAACAATTGCACAAAGCTTGGACGGAATCCCGAATCGTGACAACAAATGATATGATTGATTTTCTGGATCGAAAACATTCAAACGTGCACACCCCAGGCAACATTTCTATTCCGTTGGTGGATCCTATTGAATTCTCGGAAGAAAAACATCTGATTGATCCATACGTGCTGGGTGCTTTGTTGGGTGATGGATGTCTTCGAGAAAATTCAACAACTATATCAAGTAGTGATATTGAATTGTTGGAATTAATTGAAACTCGATTGGTAGGATTGGATGTGCAGTTAAAACACCGACATCAGTATGATTATGGGATTGTAAAAGTAGCTAAACAGAATTCATTTCCACCATCCAAAAATAGGTTAACTGAAGAATTACAGAATCTCGAATTATCTGGAACAAAATCTAATTCAAAATTTGTACCCCAATCGTATAAATTGGGCACTGTAGAGCAACGATTTCAACTAATACGGGGTTTAATGGATACTGATGGAACAGCAGATAAAAAAGGAAATATGTCATTTACTTCAGTTAGTAAACGATTAGCACTTGATGTTCAGGAAATGGTGTGGTCATTGGGTGGAACTTGTACTATAACATCACGAACTCCATCTTTCAAGTATAAGGGTATTCAAAAAACTGGACAGTTAGCATACACGTGTTTTATAAGACACCCAAATCCAAAAAAACTATTTCAACTATCCAGAAAGAAAAATCGAGTTCGGGAAAATCATGCAGATGGACGAATTAATTTAACCAGACGGTTAGTGTCAATTACTCCAATTGGAGTACATAAGTCGCAATGCATAAGTATTGATGATCCCTCACATTTGTACATCACGGATGACTACATTGTTACTCACAACACCAGCATGACAGCAGCAATAGCATTATCATACGAATTATCAAACAACTTAAAATCAATCATTATAGTTCCGGATAAGTATTTAACCGAACAAACATTTTGTGAATATGAATATTTTGGTTTGGATGTTGGTGAATATAGTGGTACAACTAAAGATCTCAATCACCAACACATTGTATCCACTTGGCAAGCATTACAACACAATCCCATAATAATTCGTGAATTTGATGTCATTATTGTTGATGAATGTCATGGTGCTAGAGGTAATGTAATATCAGAATTGCTTAATAAACATGGTGTTAATGTACCATTTCGGTTTGGTGTAACAGGAACATTACCAAAAGAACCCGCAGATAAGATGGCAATTAAAATTGCATTAGGTGATGTTTTATGTGAAATCCCAGCTTATAAATTAATAGATGAAGGATTTTTAGCAAAATTGCATATTGATATTATGCAATTGGTAGTTAATTTAAAAGATGTGTATGAAGAATATTGCGTTGATTATGACAATTCCATGCCAACGGAACCCAAATTTACATACATTCAATTTAAAAACAAATTCTTTCCTGATTGGCCAGCAGAAAAACGATTCTTCCAAAGTGAAAAAGAACGATTGCAGTGGATGGCTGATTACATAACATTAAAAAGTACTCACGGTAATGTCTTTTGTTTAACTATTGGTGTGGCATTTGGAAAACGATTAGCCAAATTAATACCAGAAGCTGTGTTTTTATATGGTAAAGATCCAGTTGAAGAACGCAAAGAAATATATGAAATGTTTAAAACACACGACAATATGATTGTTATTGCAAATGCTAAGATTGCAAGTACTGGATTAAACATTAAACGTATATTCAATTTAATATTAGTAGACATTGGCAAATCCTTTATTACCACCATTCAAGGAATTGGTCGTGGATTACGTAAAGCAACTGACAAAGATTCTGTTCATATCACTGACATTTGTTGTGATTTGTATCATTCCAAACGACACATGAGAGATCGAATCAATTATTACAAAGAAGCAAGGTATCCATTCACTAAAAAAACTGTTGACTACAAGTAACACATTGTGTATAATAAATCTTTATAATAAGAATAATAAAGGACATGCATGTTAATTTTTGATAATCACAATGAAGCTATTGTGTTGGAAAGTATCTATAC